AGACGGACCATTGAAAACCATCTGGTCGTAATGTACCTATTATACCTTTTTGTTGACTGTTTTCTAAACTGGTGTTTGTATAGAATAATCTATACTGAGATTTATCTCGAAGAACTACACTGTTTATTATAAAGCTATTTATGCTTTCTGTCAAGTCTGTAACTAAAGGTTGTATAGCTTTACTAACTGTACCTAGTTCTACGTCACCAATTCTTGCTGTACCTGCAACTGTTCTAAAACCATCTGGTGCTAAAAATATTAAGTCACCACCAATCTCTTGAATGCTATATCCGCTTAAACATCCTACGTTTTTTGTAACTGGTACGATTGCTATAGGATTAGCTGTCGTTGAATTAATATTAATTAATTTAAATATACTATTAGTACAAAATATAAATAACTCATTACGGAAACCTTTGATGCCTTCTATCTGATCTTCTAATACAATGTTACCAGAACCAGTGCTTGTAAAATCTGTAGGGTCTAATGTACCACTATAAAAAATTGTATTTAAATTATCTTCAACTCCTGCAGCAATTAAATGTTTATCATGAGTTGTTACATACTTTACATGTTTTGTTCCAGTAACTGTAATTTCTTCTGCAAAATAAGTTCTTGCACTTAATGCACCAGAACCTTCCATTCTAAATGCAAAAGGTTTATTTGCTCCGTCTGCTATAATAACTGTTCCATAATCAGACGTTGCACTTTCAAATAATGTAAATTGACATTGACCTTGTGATGTTCTAGCTGCAACACTACGTCCAGTAAATGTACTATAATTATCTCCACTCGCTGAAACACTACTTCTATTTATTTGTAAGTATGTAATTCCATCTTGAGTAAAATAAATATTTGTACTTGCAGAAACTATAACACCATCTGCATACGGGAATACACCTAAAATATTTGTAGTTGCACCAGTCGGTTGTGTTGCACTTGTTGTACCAAACTTTTGATACCCATTAATTCTTCTGTATCCACCTTCTGTAGATACTTCAAAGTTTCTTAAATCTTTTGCAACTCCCGGAGTTTTTAACAAGTCAATTACATTAGAAGATTTTACTAATCCTCCATTAACTGCGACTGTATAGGGCTGCGATCTAGCCATATTTAAAAGTATGTCCTATCATCTCCTACATATTTAGGAGCAGGATTAATTAAATTAGACTTCATTTGTCTCATGCCTTTTTTATAATCATCCATAGCAAATGCAGCTTGTTGTGGGCTTTCTTTAAATTGCCACACATAATAACGAGCTCTAGCAGTTATTACATTAGAGTACTGGTCTGGTAATACAATAGTATCTCCAAAAGCAGATAAAGGTGTAGGTGCATCATAAGCGTAAAAATGTACATTATATACTTTATCTGGAATTGGACTTAATCCAAATTTACGATGATCTGGACTACGAATAACATATTTAGGTTCACCATGTTGTTGAGTATCAGCATCATCATCATTTTCGGAATCTCTTAAATATCTTGTCCAATCATCTAATGTAATAAATCTTAGACCTCTAGAAACATAAGGTGAAGTTTCACCGCTTACGTTTATAGTTGTTAAATAAAAATCATCCCAATCTATAGATGCATAATCAGTTGTAATACTAGAACTTGATGATTTTAATGTATACCATCTAGTTCCGGCTGTTGTTGCTACAGTTACATTACCATAGAAAGGGTCTGTACCTCCACTTGCTGCAACTGCAAAAAAAGGTAATTGAGGTTCTTCATTAGCAATATCATTTAAAGCTTTATTAATAGAATTTTTAACAAAACTTTGTATTCCTTTTGCACTAGCAAAAGTTGACGAAGTTAGTTCAATCTCGTTAAGTTCACGTAGAACATCATTTGTTAGTGTTAGAAATGTTGTTGCCATTAAATCTCCAAATTAAAAGGTGTAAGGGGGAAGTGAACACCTGATTCCTTCCCCACTTACGAATTGCTTAGTCTACTACGTAGAAAGCAGATACTAGAGCTTCAGGTCTAAGTACTTCCGCACCATAAACGTGAAGACCTCTAACTATATCACCAAATGAATCAGGGTCTCTAAGGACTTCTGTTGATGTTATAGCTTGAGCAGTAGCTGTAGACGATATGTGTCCTGCTAATACTTTACCAGTAGCGTTAGACGTACTAGCAACATTATTAGATTTGTACATATCAAATCCACGTAATTTACCACTTGATACTAAACCATTTCTCAATGATCCTTGACCTGCGTTGAAGTCAACAGATAGAAGTTTAGAGTCAGCAGCCGAAAGCTCTTCATAGAATGAAGGTGGTGCTAAGAACCATCTTCCTTCTTCAGGGATGCTTTGGTCGTCTAACAATCTAGCCATTCTAGCCATAAGGTCTAGAGGATCAACACCAGTTCCGTCAGAACCTAAAAGGTCTACTGAGTTTGTAGCGTGAGTCATTGTAGCATCAGCAGTTGAACTATCAGAACCGATAACGTGATCAGGTGAACTTGAAGATACACCTGAGAACATTTCTGCGATAACACCTGCATCAAAAGCATCTCTCAATGCGTATGCAGCAGATGAACTTGCAACTTCTTTGAAGTTCACGTGAGACATTGAAGTTTCAATATCATCAACGATGAATTTAAAAGCGTTTGCAATATCAACAGTCAATGTTAGTTCTTGGTCTGTTAATGCTGTTTTAGTTACGTCAGCACCTCTTTCATATTGATAGACAGTGATGACAGGTTCTTTAATGATTCTTACAGTATCTCCGAAAGCGGATATTTCTCCTGCATAATCAGTATTAGTGATTGCTTCTGCAACGGAAGCCTTTCTGAAAAAGTTTAAAACCTTTTTAGAATAGACTTTCGGTAAGAAGAAGGAGTTAGTTTGACCACTTACGGAATTACCAAAGTTACCATTAGTATCAGTTGACTGCTCAAAAAATTGATCAGATTGATTAAATGCCATAATTATTCTCCTAGAATATTATTAACTTTGTTATTAAATAACCCTGCCTTCTTCTACAGCTTTATCGATTTCTTTTTCAAGTCTATCATATTCAGCCATAGGTAAAGCAGCGATTTCCTGTTGTGTCCAAATCTTCGGTTGTTTCTCATCTACTGTTGTTGTCTTGGTAGACACCATATCAGCAGCAGAACTTCTTTCCGATTTGTTTTGGCTTGAGTTTATAGGAGTTATTCCATTTTCCATTTTAAAAAGATCGATAGCTTTACTTGCAAGAGATGCATTATTAGGATTATTATAAATCCAATCTTTTATCTCTTCGGGTTGAGCCTCTGCCCATTGATGAAACTCTTCACTATTACGGAGTTCTGTAAAGTCTGGATGTTTTGCCATCAAGTCTTTTTCAGCTTCTCTTTTTAGTATTTCTGTTTCACGCTCTTGTAAAGCATCTAGACGTTGTTGCAATGCAGCAACTTTATCTTCACTTTGCAAGTGAGCTACAGTTTCAACTACTTCATAAACATCAGGATATTCAGCTTTAAATTGTTCTAACTCTTCAGCAGTTTTTGGAGCTTGATACTCCGGTCTATTTGCTGTAGCTTCAGCTATCAATTCTTGTTCTCTTTGTTTAAACTCCGAGAGCCTTGAATCATAATGTTTTTTTAAGTCATCATATCTTTTTTTGTAATTTGGTTGGCTATAAACTTTATCTTCTTCAACAGTTTCAGTTTCTACTGGTGTTGGTTCAGACTTAGTTTCTGGCTTCTCAAAAAACAATCCTTCCGCAGTTTCTCCATGTTTTGGCATTACATCATCTGTATGCCAATCCTTTTTAAGATTGTACGGGTTAGGTGTTGGTTCAACAGATTCTTCCTGTATATTTTCAACTTCTGCCATTTTCTTTCTCCTTTTAGGGCTTGTGCTTACCTCAAGGTAGCCTATTCTAAAAACGTCTTTTTAATTAGGGGCTTGATCTAACAAGGTAGCTAAAGGTTATAAATTTAGTAGGGGTTACTGACGTAAGTAGCCTACCGAGTTTAGCTTCTAACGTGTCTTTGATAAGGGTCGAGCATCATGTTTTCTTTAACAGTTTTACTGACAGTATCTTCGTCTTGCATTGGCATTACTGAAGCACTGTCAAGTGTTGTTTTAGTCACATTAATGTTTTGTTGTATTGGTTCTTGTGGAGCAACCATTACTTCTTCCTCCCTTGCCATTGGACTACCGCCATTAGCTAGTTGTTGTCTTTCATCTACAGCAGCTTCTGCATCTTTCATCATACGCATTAAATTATCTGCTCCGATTTCTTCAGTTGCTTTTGCAGTAAAGACAAATTCCCCATCCGATAACCTTGCAGGTATCGAATCGGACTTACCTGTTCCCGGACCTTCTACAGTTCCAGAACCAGTAAATTCTGTTGCACTCTCGACTACTTGATCGAATATCTCACTTAGTCTGTCATCTTTTTCGAGAGCATCTATTAAATAATTTCTATCTTGATTAGACAATGTTTCTTCTATAACATAATCTACATAATCCTCTTCCATTTGTTCATCAGGTATCATAGGCATTTCTTCTTCTGTGCCTAGCATCATTTCCATTTGATTTTTTACATCTCCACCTTTTTGAAATACACCTCTACCTTTTAATATATCAGCTTGTGTAACTTTACCATCTCCTGTTAAATCTGGAAATCCTCCCTCTTTCATGGGCATTCTTCCTGTCCTAGCTCCTAATGGATTAGCTGCTTCTGCCAGTTCTCTTCTTCGTTGTTTAATAGCTTTATTAAAATAAGAAGTGTTATATTCACTATCTTCAAGTAATCGATTACCTATATTTACTTTTTCTTTAATTTCTTCTTGAATAAATTTATCTCTATTTTTTGTAAGTGCAACATCTTCCATGCTAAGTTTTGCCATCTTATCAACAAAAGCGGGTATACTATCTTCAAAAGTTTGTGCCATTATATTTCTTCCTGTCTTTTTAAGGCTTCGTCAACCTTACTCTCCAACTGCTCTAGGTGTGCCAGAAAATTCAGCTTCCCCTGACTGCGGAACATTTCCAATTCCGATGTTGCCACCGCCAGTACCTGTAACTCCAAGGTCTTGAGGTGATTGAGGTACTCCACCAAGACCGCCCATTCCTTCTTGTTCTTGACCAGAGGTGCTAACTTCCGAGCCTGATTCTTGTCCAACATTATTTTGCATTCCTATTATTTGTGCCATGATAGCAGCCTCTTCTGGATCGTTAAGTATTTCATCTGGATCAAGATCAAGACTGTAGGCAAGTTCACTAATTAATTTAGACATCTTAACAAATGGTGCAATAGCAGGATTCTGTGCAGTTTGTAAGAATGTAGTCAATCTTTGTGATCTTACTTCTTTCTGCATTAAACTATTTGTACCAGTAGCATTTACTTCTAAATCACCTACAACTCCAAGCTTATCTTCTAAGAACTGCATATTCCATTGGAAGTATGCTTCTCCTAAAGGTTTAAGTAAGAAGTCATCTAAGTTCTTAATAACAGTTTTGATATTAAGACTTGCTGCACCTAATAACATAGACATTCCTGATGCAGTTCTAGTCATACTTTGTACTCCGGTTTGACCATGTGAGTAACTAGGTATACCTGTCTGTTCATCAGCAAGCTGTCTAAACTTGTCAAACATCATCATATTTTCAGTTGATGTGTTTGGAAACTTAACTCCGTGTATCGCCTGACCGGGCATTCCGGCTTGTCTTCGGAATATTTTGCCCGGATACACTTCAAAGCTTTGTCCTCCGACTAAAGCAGATTCATCTATATCAAACACTAGAGAACCTGACAAGGCTAAATTGTCAATCGCCATTCTTGCATGACCATTCATAATCTGTTGTGAGTCATGCATATTTTCTGCTACACCTACACCAAAAAAACTATAAGGGTTCTTTTCATATGGGAAAGCATGATAAGGTATTCTATACGGTGTAAATGGATTAACTACTGCTCTTAGTATTTTTCCATTACTCACCCAAATATTAGCTTGTAATTCGTCAAGATCATCTATTTCATCTGATAGCTCAACTCCTACATTACGTAAGTAAGCTGCATCCATTACACCCCAATATTCTAATACTTCATATTGTGGTAATGCATATTCATCTATATCTTCATCTCTAATTTGATCTTCATAACTACGTTTTTCATAGTTACCACCCATCATTAGACACTCACGAATAGCATCTTTATCAAAGTAAGGCATTTTACTTAATGCTCTAAATTGACTTCTATTTAATCTGTGTCTGTGAATTACATACTCACATTCTTCAATAGTTGTAGCTGCGGGGTCTGGAAAGAAATCCCATAAACTTACAAATTCTATTCTTGGTACTCGAACCTCTAAAGGATTATAAGTTCGACTACCTTCTTCATCTTCATCCCATTTATGTACAGTTTTATTAAAATTAAATGGTCCTTTAATAATTCCTGTACCTAACATAGCAGATTCAAATAATGCACTACGTAATTCAGAAGCTCCATTAGATTCTTCAATTTGATCATGGATTAATTTTTCCATACGTCTTGCAGCTTTTTGTGCAGGACTTATTTCTAAATCTTGTGGATTAGCACTTGGTCCGGGAACGTAGTTACCTTCTTCTTTAGCTAATTCTTCTAAAAACCTTTCTTGAAATTTACCATCTGAAAAAGTAGCACCGGGTTTTAAAACCTTCCCATCACCTTCATAACCCACATCATATGGGCTTTCAACTTCTGCAGGAGTTGTTTCAGCTTGGCTTGTTTCAATACCCGGCT